GACCGGGGAGGGAGCAGGGTGAACCCGCGTCCGCTTCACTCCCTCCCCAGATCAATTTACAGGTCTTCGGTCGGGGTGTCGGTTCCAGCGGTCGTGTTCTGACCAATGGACGACGCCGACTCGCAGCGCCAGATGGAAGCCGAACGGAAGACTCCGTAGGCACCCATCCACTTCCAACCGAGGGGCTGGAACCGGCGCAGGAAGTCCGTGATCGGACCCATGACCAGGACCGGCGAGGGGCCGTTCCCGTCCTTGATCGCCCACACCTTCGCGAGTGCCTGGCGACCGAGGAACAACGTGGCGTACACGTCGGTGTCCGTGGTCGAGGAACCAGCGTCCGCAAAGACCGGAGCGGTCGGGGTCTCGATGAACCGAGCGCCAGCGAAGGCACCGATCTCTCCACGGAAGACCTCTTCCGGCGCGGAGTAGATGTGCGGCGCGATGAGGGCTTGGTTGCCCGCTTCCATCCAAAGGTCGAACGAGTTGTCCGGGTGGATGAACGACAGGTAGTACCCGCCGTAGCCAGGAACGTTGTTGCGCTTCAACGCAGCGACGTTGTACCGGATGTCGTAGGCCCGAAGGGTATCAAGCGGGGTGATCTGGTTACGAGCCGTAGGCGGCTGACCAGCAGTTCCGACCGTGACGCCCGGTCCAGCAGCGTAGTTGACGTTCGTACCAGCCTGGAGCTGGAGACGAGCCAACTCGTCCTGTGAGCGTCCTGCCCAATACCCGACAGCGTTGGCCTGCACCTCGTCAATGGAGACGAACGACTCGGCGCGCACCTGCGCGGTCGTGATCGTTCCACCACCGTACTCAGCGAGGGTCAGTGTGACCTGAGACGAGGTGAGCGCAACCGGCGTGATGTCGGTGGACTCGTTCAACGAGGTCGTCGCGAGGGCGAGGTCGTTCTGGATGTTGAAGACGACGGACGAACCAGCCATTGACTGACTCGTCGGCTTCACGTCTGCTACCTGGTCGAAGTACAACTCCGGTCGCAGGGCGAAGTAGGCGAGCATGTCATAGGCGGTCTGAACGTAGTCAACCGTGCCTGTGGTGGTGTAGGCCATGTGTGGGGGCCTCCTTAGCCCCGGTCTAAAACTCGGGCAATACGCCGATCAGACCTTCCCGGCTCTTGAAGCCAGGATTCCCAGCCATCTGAGCCACAATCGCCATCACTTCGCCTTGGCTCTTGCAGTTTCGCAAGGCCACTGCCAAGTCGATGTCACCGCTCGACGGGGTTTGCGCCCCGCTCGATGCGCCGACGATCTGGCGCTGACGATCCAACTCCTCTTGCGACACCTGCTGTTGCGCCGGAGCGCCACCAATCGGTGACCCGTCTGCGTTGATGAAGCCCGCTTCCGCTGCCGCTTGCTTCACAGCCTCGGGAGTTGGCTCACCGCTGTAGGCGGAGAGGAAGAACTGCTTGCCAGGAAAGTCGGGAAGCCCGGCTCGCTCGACAGCCAGTTCACGTCGGAGTGTCGCCGCTTCAGTTTCAGCGGTTGTCGCTCGTGCTGCTTCTGCACCGATGCGAGATCGAAGGTCTTTCGGCTCGTCTGAGGCAGGGTCGATTTGGGAAATATCGGTCATGGGTTTCTCTCCATTTAGGTACGCGCGACGCGAGGAGGACGCGAAGCGGAAGGTTGATCGTGAATCGGGGAGGCGTAGAGCACGACCGGATGCCTCCGGGGAGGGCCTACTGCGACCGACTACTGAAACGATCAGAGTGATTATGCACCTAGCCGAATGGCTATGTCAACTACTGGCGTACCCCAGCCCAGTAGCTCCACCAGCATTGACCACGGTGCCGCCTCCGCCCTTCGCCCCAGCGGTGCGGGCTTCCTGAGCGTGCTCGGTCTGTTGCAACGCACTGGCATTACCTTCGATACCCGCCAGCAACGTGTCCTGACTCACCACTCCAGTATTCGACTGCCCTGGCCCGGCCTGCTCGTACCCACCCGCGGCCAGGGCGGCTGCCGACCCTTGGACGTTGTTGCCAAGATTGCTTGTGAAGGCCGCGTTCGCCTGGGTAGTTGTGAGTTGGTTCTGGCCCGAGTTGGTCAGGAACGCCGAGAGAGCATTCGACTGGGCACCCGAGATCGCGCCGAACCCAGTAGCCCCGGACTCCGCACCTAGCTGACCTGCACTTATCTGCTGATTGATCTGCTGGAGTGTGTTCGTCGGATTGATGTAGTACCCGACCAGTTGCCCGAGCGAAGTCATGCCCTGCTGAGCCATCGCATCCTTGAAGCCGGGAATGTTATTCCAGGCGTTCGCTGCGTTGGCGTAGTCAGTCGTCAGGCGAGTTGATACCTCATCGGTGGACACATCATTCGCCCAGAGGTTTCCAACTGCGGTCGGGTCAAGCGTGCCCGGAGGCAAGCCAGCCGTCTGCTCGTACTGCTGAATCTGCGTGCCGTACTGGATGTAGTTGGCAATGGCCTGAGCAGGTGAAGCACCAGGTGATCCGTTGTTGCCCGTCGTTGCGATCCGCTGGTTGAATCCAGGGAGTGCGGCGTTGAAGGCATCGAGAGCGTCCTGGTTGACCGACCCGTCAGCATTCTGCGGGTTGTTCATCTGGGAGATGACCGTATTCACGGCGGTAGATGGGTCAATCCCCTTGCCAACAAGTGCCGAGATGGCGGAAGTCGCCCAACCCTCCATCGCACCAAGCCCGAGACTGCTCAGCGTGGACGAGATCGAGGCGACCGCATTGTTCGTGTTGGTCGTCGTTTGGGCAGCGAGAGTCTGTGAGTCCTCCGCCGAGCCGTAGGCATAGCCCGTCGCTGGGTCTATCGCCGCCGTGGAAGCTGGGGGCGTGTTGGCTGTTGTCGAGGCCGCGTTGTTGGCCCTGGCGTTGTCCTGAATCTGGGTTCGGAGTGCCGCTGCCTGGGCGCGATCATGGGCCGCTCCAGCCGGGTTGGTCGAGGCCGCGGCGAGTTGCAAGTCCTTGGTGCGCTGCGCCCTGAGAGCGTCTTGCTGGGCCTGGGTATCGGTTGGCATCAACCGCCCTTTCCGAAGGCCGACTGGAACGCACCGGCAAACTGGTTCTGGAGTTGCTGGCCTGAGTTCGTGTCCATGTATGACATCGGTTGCCCGTTAGGCCCTTGGAACCTGAAGTTCGGGTCGGTGATCTTCTGCTGAATCTGGTCCTGCGTCAGCGCGACCTTCTGGTTCGTCTTCGGGTCTGGCGTAGCGATTGCCCAGTTCCATTGCGGCGAGGTGAAGTCGATGCTGGACGGGTCAAGCCCGAGCGTGTTGGCGATGAGACTCGCCTGCGGCTTGACGTAATCGGCAGGGGCGGTGCCCTGTGCGATGGACGCGGCCAGGGTCGGGTACATCTGGCTGGCTTGGACCTTCATCTGTTCAGTGAAGGCATTGAGCGCACCAGCCTCGAACTGGCTGATCTGCCCTGACGCTCCGGTGCCGGTGTAGGACTGGAGTGCCGAGTTGACCTGCTTCATCAGGTCGTCGTTCGTGAGCAACCCCTTGCCGTTCGGGTTGTACATCAGGTACGACTGGGCGACCTGCTGGAACTGCTGGAACAGAGCAGACACGATGCCGGTCGTTCCACCCGATCCCTGAGCCATCAAATCGGACGGAGCGCCACCCTTCCCAATGTCGGTCACGGCATTGACTACGGCTTGGTCAAGCCATTCCTGGGAGGTGCCCGAGAGAGACGAGTACGTGCCCGTAGGTGTGTAGGACTGGGCCGCGTAGTTGTTAGCGATCTGGTGGAGCTGCTGAGCAGTGAGTTTGACGCCGATCTGGTTCGCGGTCGCGAGCACCTTGTCCTGCGCAACCTGCAACTGCTTCTGTGCCGTAGCCGGATCAGTCCCCTGGACCTCCTGCCACGCTCGCTGATACTGAGAAGTCGTCTTGTACCAATCCGTCTGCGCCAACGCAGAGTCATACTGCGCCTTGCTGTTCGCGTCGGATGGGTCGATGTACTGCGATCCCCAAACAAGGACTGCTTCTACCTGTGCCCGCTGCGCTGGCGGCAACTTGTTGATGAAGCTCGTCGTGTATCCAAAATCCTTTTCGAGCCGCTGGTTCAGTGTCAGACCGTTGGCATCCTTCGCGTTCGGGTTGACAACGAGATGCTGGATTGCGGATTCGGCGTTACCGAGCTGGTTAGACGGAATCGCGGACAGGTCGTAACCGTGGAAGTTCTTGGTGTCCGCGCCAGGGACGAGAGGGGCGTCCTTCTGAGTCCCGATGTTCGGAACGGCTGGTGTGCTGCTAGCGGTAGTCACGGCACTCGTAAGTGTGGCATTGGTTGGAGGGTTCGTTGCGTACTGCTGAGCCTGTTGCGGCGTAAGTGGCTTGTTGCCATTCGCTTGAATCGCAGTCCCGATAGCATCGCCAGTCCCAGAACCCCAGTTCGAGATGCCAGACCCATCTCCGAGAAGTTGGACGGCTCGCTTGGCGTTCGTGAGGGGGTCCATGAGTTGTGCGGCTGTGTAGCCACCAGATGATCCCGGCACCTCGATCTGCCACAAGCCCGTAGCGCCCGATGGGTTGGTCGCGGTCGGATCACCACCGGACTCAGCGCCAACGGCAATTGCCGCCATTGTCGGTGCCCACTCGGGCTTCCCTCCGGCCTGGACCCACAACTGCTCGATCTGTTGGAATGTGAGGGCAGCCACATCTACAGCCCCGTTGCCGGTGCGGGAGTGGCTGCTGCGGCTGCGCCAGGGTTCACCGGACCAGTGAACGTGTCACTCGATGACTGCACGTTGGTCACTGGCGAGCCGAACAAGAACCGTGTCATCTCACTCGCCAACGATGAGTAGTTCGCTGCGGCGTATCCGATGGGGTCCGAGTTCTTCTCCGCAAGGTTCGCTTCTGACGCGACATCGGGAGCGGTCACCTTCTCTGTGATCGCTGGTCCTGGTGCGTTCACCTGGGACTGGAGCTGGCTGATCTGGTCACTGACCGAAGTGGCGATGCCCTCGGCAAAGGACTGGATGTTGGTCTTAGTGCCCGTCGCGGTCTGGCCCGAAGTCGTCTTACCGGGCGTTCCGCCAGCCATCGCGATTGCCACGTCCGACCAGGAGCCGTACTGCATATAGAGACCGTGAGCCAGATTCGTCACTGCTGCCTGCTGAATCGAGAGTGGAGCAGCACCAGCCGTGGAGTAGGACTTGGCCGAAGGCGTCATCTTGACCGCCTGTTGCCAGAGCGCCGGGGTCAGGGCGTAGATGCCGCCGTGAAGTGCCGTAGCACCGGAGAGTCCGGGTGGCGCAGAGGGGGCGACGGCCATTCCCGGTGTGGGGGTCGAGGTCGTGACTTGCTTGTTGGTGTAGGGCGTTCCCGCGCCAGTCAGTCCTTGGATGTCACTGGATGCTGCGCTATTGCTCCAACCGCTAACTGGGTTCAGGAGACCCAACGCACTCGACGCTGCGTGACCAAGTTGAGCTAGGCCACCTGGAGGCACCTGCTCCGTCGTCGTGTGCTGTGTCGGCAGAGTGTTCGAGAACATCTCAGTCCCAGACGGATTGAACCCGACATTCGTACCGGGGGGCAGGGGCGTACCCGGCTTCATGATGTTCGGAGCGTTTGTCCCCGTCTGCGGTCCCTGTGTCGTTCCAGCCCCAGCGACACCACCACCGCTGATCGCTGACTGGTACGCCGAAAGGAACGAGTCGATCCCATCAGGACCGAGCTTGTTCAGCGCCGACTCTGCCGACTGGGCACGGGTGAGATCGG